CGTTCTGTGAACTTAAACTCCGGGTCGTCGGTTGACTTTTTCGCAAGTTTAGATACGAAACGGAAGAAAGGGTCTTGTGCTATTGCTAGCTCAGACACCCTACTACCAAAATCGTACCGTCTGCGAAGAACACCAGTATCTAGTGAAGTCCCTAACCGGGAACCAGCACTACCACCAGCGACATCAGCAACGGCGTCGAGTGTAAATAAATCAGCCATTTTACCTTATCTCCTATTTAACATTAAGCGTCTGCTAAATGGCTGAATAAAATCAGCTATTAGCCAAACGCATTATCCAGTTTTTGGTCAATACCGAGTAAGGCGTCAAATACTTGATCATCCTGAGATGTTTCAACTGGTACACTACCTGCTGTTGCTAATGAACGTGGTTGCTCTTGTACTCTTTTCATTTGAGTAGCAACTTGCTGTCTTGCGTTATCAGCAATATTAGATTCACGTTCTTTTCTCCTCATAAGATAATATATATCATCCAATTCTAGAGATTTATTCTTAGCGAATTCGACAAAAGTAGACCATTCGTCTTCAGTCATATCAACCTTTTGTCTAAATGCAGTCTCTCGTGCGAGTCTTTGGTTTTCTGTCTTCTGTTTTCCTAACTCATTGTTAAGTCGTCTTTTGACAATACCATCAACAGTAGCCCCAAATATTTTCGCTGAATCCGACTTAGGGTCGGTAAAAGCGTCATCTGGGTCAAATTGAAAATCTTCAGGAAGCTCCATATTTTGAGCCATACTTTCTGGTGCTTGACCACCACCCTCAAAATAATTCCGCACATGCTGAATCAAATTAGGGTCTTCTCTCATTGCATCGAGTATTGGCATATATGGTTCAAGGTCATTCAGCTTGCCATTAAGACGTTTAGCTTCACGACTTGAATCACTATACCTTTTTTGCAAAGCATCGTCGCCTTGCTCTTGAACTCCGCTAGGGCTCGCCGGCGTGTTATCGCCTAAATCTTGCGAGGTTGACTGCGAATATTCGCTATCTATTATCCCTGAATTGACACTTGTATCTAAAGATTCAAAGAAATCTCCAGATTCAATGTCATCTAGGGCTTGGTAATCACTTTCGGGGGCTTCTTCTATAGAAGCGTTGCCTACTTGTTCTTGTGCCATATTTTATCCTTTTATTGGTTTTGTTAAGTTAATGCAAAAACAAATATAAAAACAACTAGTTTTTTATACCTACGCATGATTTAATTTTACTACTCCAAACGTAGCCACTTTTACATTTTCTATTACCACCTTTTTCAGGGTGGTCTTTATTATGCTGAGACTTGCTAATAAGTCTAAGATTAGACCTACTATTGTTCTTTTTGTTACCATCTGAATGATGAACAACTTGACCAGACTTAGCATTAGTTTTATTTCGATAGTGTGTTTGACTACTTCCATCTATCCATCTACCATTCTTACTTCCACTCCTTGACATCTTAGGATAGCTTTTTTTAGTCCAAGCCACTATTCAGTTTCTACTTCCTCTGCTTCTTCAGTTGGTTGAGATTTAACCATATCTTTCATATCTTTTTTCACCCTATCAAACTCAGCTTTCAACATACCTCTTAAAAGTTTTTGTTGAGCCTCTGTCTCTAAAACATCTTTTCTAACTTCATTAGCAGCATCTCCGACTTTCATCTTAATACCAGCTTGTACAAGTTGACGCTCTAATGTTTCAATAGTTCCTTCTTTATCTTTGATTGCTTCTTCCATTGATGAAACTTGACCTTGAAGTTGTGAGTACATTGATTTTCTTTCAATAATTTGTTTCTTATTCCTAATATCAGTTTCAGCTATCATAGCAATATCATCAATTAATCCAGACTGGAACCACCTAAAGTATTCTTCTAACAAAGCCCATCTATTAATTGGCATTGTAGCCCCAGCTATAATTCGTATATCAAATCTTGCAGATGCATAGTCTTTATATACTGATATAGCTTTACCATAATCATTATAAATAGGAATGTTAATTCTTACATCTTTTTCTTCATCAGGCTGTTGTCCAGCTTCAGGTTGTACTATTCTAAATACTTTCTCTACTGAATAATGATTTTGAGCAATCATTTGAAAGCATCTACCTAAATGTTCTAAGGCTGGCTCAACAACACTACCCATCCAAGCTTTTAATCTACGAGTACCAAACTCATCATTTGCAAGTAATCCTCTATATGTTTCAGATTGTTCTTGGGTAAATCCCATCATAGCCGAAGGAACACCAGCTATATACTCAGCATCTCCTTTGCCTTCTTGGGTAATTGTATAAAAAGCATTATTGATAGGAGCTGGTAATACTGGAGTAGGTGGAGTAAATCCTTGTCTATACTTTAATAACGCTCCAGGTGAAGATGAGTATTGTTCCCATTCTTCCTCAGGGACAGAACCTTCTTCATACATCCATCTAAGATTGGATGCGAGATTCGCATTATGTAACATAATCTGATGAGCTTTATTGATTTCCTGTTGTTTACCAACTAAAGGAGTAACAGCACTCATTGGATATGGAGTACCTGTATACATATAAGGAATAGGAATAATAGGATATTCAACAACCTGCAATACTCTTTCGTATAAAAATATATCATCACCAACTGTACAAGTTAAATGGACTCTATTCTCATAAAACTTTATAGCTTCAACTACCTGGCTCTTCATTTCTCCGCCCTTAACTAAAAGCTGGTAGCTTTCTTCTGTCATTACTTGTTGATTAATAATAGTAGCAGCATCTTGAGCTTCTGATAGAAGTTGGACTCTTTTTTCTTCAATAGCTTGCTGAGTCATCTTACTTGCTCTATCAATTTCAAGTTCAGCTCTTTCTGGAATAATTTCACCAGATTCTAATGACTGCTGTATACTAATGACCTTTTCTTTTAACTGTACTTGAACCTCCTGCTCAAATTCAGCCATCTGATCTTCAACAGAATCTCTAATTTGCTGCATTTCAACAGGAGATGGCATAACTTTTACAAATACATTTCTATAAGCATGCTTCCTCTTTGAATACGTTTCGTAGTATGGGACTATATCATCATCTTCGCCTTCTATCGTTATGCCCATTGTAATATCTTCAGGCTGGATAGATTCAGCAGCTATCGTAGGTCTTTGAGAATAACTCACATAATCAGCTTGACCTGTAACTTTATTTATCTTCCCAGCAAACTCAGGGAATAAATTCTTTAACTGTGTCTTGGTTACATTCTTTCTTACTGATATAAAATTAGCATCTCTAAATAGAAAATCTCTACTAGCAGGGTCTACATATACATCATATGGGTCAATTCTCTTAAATACAACTTCTCCCATTCCTTTATCAGCATCTTTATCAACATCAACCATGAAGTATCCGATACCTTTTGTAAGACTATCTAGAACTACTTGGCTGTATATTGATTTTCCGTTAGAGTTATACCAACAGTAATCAGCTATATCAGAGTGTACTTGTGCAACATCTACATCATCACCAGTTACTCCTACAGCCTTCCATCTTGGATTGTTAGCCGTAACAAAATACTTCATAATCTCTATAATAGGAGTTACTCTATTAATAGTGAATGTTGGCATTCCAGCTTCGTCAAGAGCGCTTAATTCTTCTTTCGTAAGCTGTTCGTTTAGATAAAAATCAAAACCTTTCTGACTTAATACCTGCCACCTCTGACGATGAGATGAGTTTGCCTTATCCCAAAGCTGTTTATTCTGCTGTGCTCTTTTCTTATTTGTCATCCTTGCCATTTATTTACCTCAACCACTTCTTTACAGATTCAATAAAATGTTCAGGGTCACCCTTGCCACCCTCTGTATTGTAATACTTCTTCCAGTAATCAGCTTGTCCTTCCAATGTATTAGGCATCGGTTTAGGAATACGCCAATACTTCAAACGACAATGAACAATCCCTGCAGCAATATTCTTTTCCAATATATCTGACCATACCCGTTCATCATAATTCTGCCAATGCTTTACATCAACAAGACTAGCCTCCGCACATTTTTGAATAAGACTGGGCCTATGAACTAAATAGTGAGCTAGATTATCAACAGCGGAAGCGGGCTCTACTTGCCAGAATGAGCGAGCAGGGCCGTCTCCCATCTGTCTAATATATTCGTACCTGGATTCAACAATCCCAGTCGCTAATACCAAGTCAACTGCTTCCTCAAAAGCGTATTTATCACCTAACTTTGAGCAAGTACTAGCGATCAAAGACCGCATTTGACTTATACTAATCACTTATTTTTTAGCGCAGCTATATTTTCTACCGTCCCAGG